CTTCATATTCATCTTCATATTCATCTTGACATTCACATTCATCTTCATCTATATTTTCATATCTATCTATATCATCATTATCTTTATCTTTATTATAATAATCATCATCATATGAAGTAATATTATTTACATATATATTATTATCTATATCATCATCATCTTTATTATTTTTATTATTTTTATTATTTTTATTATTTTTATTATTTTTATTATTTTTATTATTTTTATTATTTTTATATTTTTTTTTATTAACACTTTCATTCTCTGAATATTCTAATTCTTCAGATGTAATACTTTCATTCTCATTAATTATAAATTCTTCATCACTTGTATCGCTATCATCATTTGATTCTGATGAATCAGAAGAAGATATTTTTTTTTTTTTATTAATATAACAAGATTTAGACATTAAAATGAAGTTATAGTTTCTTATTTATTATTAATATAATAAATATATTTTATATATATTTTATATAAAAAAAAAATTGATATAAATAATTTATTAAATTACTATATTAAGAGATACAAGATATTTATTAAATGGATATGGATATTGATATTGATATTATAATTAAACATTTAAAAGAAATGTTAGTAGATAGAGGTGATAATATAGATGAATTTGAAGAACATGAATCTGAAATAGATAGAGATGAATTTTTTAATGATAGTAAAATTTTAGAATTTCATACATCTAATAGTACTATTATTTTTGCAATGACAAAAAAATTAAGAAAATTTATATTAGATGAATTAAAATCAGAACAAGATGATATTAATAATTTTGTATTAAAATATAATAATAAAAAAAATATAATTTTAATATTTAATAATGATATTATTTCAGCACCAATATTACAACAAATAAATAAATATGATAAAATATTTCAAAAAAATAATGGAATATTACAATATTTCTATGCGAAACAATTACATTTTAATCCAACAAAACATAGTTATGTACCAAAACATATTAAAATAACTTCTAAAGATGAAATAACAAAAATTATGGAAGAATATTTAATTAATACTAAAACAAAATTACCACTTATATTACATACTGATCCTCAAGCAAAATGGTTAGGATTAAAACAAGGAGAAATTATTAAAATAGAGAGATATAATGAAAATAGTGGTTTATATTATTATTATAGATGTTGTATATAAAATATTAAATATTTAATAAAATTAAGTGAATGGGTAAAATATCAAATACAGACTACCACCCAAAATTAAAGGATATAAATTTTAATTTTGAAATTGAAACTAATAAGTTAAAAGATAAGTTAAATAATATAGATTATGTATCAGTTGATAATTATAATGAACAAATAACGAGATTTGTATTTAAATATGATGATATTAATGATAAAGAAAATAGTATATATAATTTTAAAATATTAAAAAATGATGATGAAGAATATCGTAAATGTAATATATTATTAGTTGGAGGAGGAGGAGGTGGTGGATATAATATAGGTGGAGGAGGGGGAGGAGGTAGAGTTGTTTATTTAGATAATGTATTATTAAAAACAGATAAAGAATATAAAATTAATGTAGGTTCCGGAGGTGAAGGTGGAAATAAAGATTATTATTCTGGTGATTCCGGTTATTCTAGTACTATAGGAAATTATATTGCACTTGGTGGTGGCGGTGGTGGTTCATATACATCATCTGATTTAAAATATAATAATAATAGTGATTTAATAATTAAAGAAATTAATCTAGCGAATTCAAATAGTCGTGGTTTAGATGGTGGAAGTGGTGGTGGTAATTGTTTTTTATCTTTTAATAGTGATACAAATATAGAATTTATTAGTGGCAGAAATAAAGATACAGATTATAATAAATATATAACAGAAGAAAATAATGAATTTAAATCTTATGGTAATGATGGTGGGATTTCAAAAATTAATAGAACTAAAGAAAATAATGAGAAAAAATTTTTTAAAAATGAGCATAGAGCAGCAGGAGGTGGTGGTGCAGGTGGAAAAGGTAGTGATACTTTTTTTAATGAAGATAATATTGGAAATGGTGGTGATGGTATATCAATTGAAAAAATAAATAATGAATATTGTGCAATTGATTTACCTGATAAAAATAATATAAATTATTGTAAAAATAAAAATAAAAATGATGAATCTGAACTACAATATATACAAAGAGATAGAAGTATTAATTTAGAGGAAAATGAATATTTATATTGGGGTGCGGGTGGTGGAGGTGGTTCTTTAAATACAAATCCAGGTTATGGAGGTAAAGGAGGTGGTGGTAGTGGTGGGTACCATGAATTAGCAACTGATACATTAAATTGGGTAGATACATATAAAGAAGAACATGAAAATGATAAAGACCGTTATTGTATAATATTAAATGATAGTGATGATAATAATTTTTCATATGCAAATTTTTCAACAGAACCAAATAATATAAATGATAAAACTTTGTCTAAAGGAGGTAATGGTATAAAACATACAGGTTCAGGAGGAGGTGGTGGTGGATGGAATTCAAATGGTGGTAATGGAGGTTCAGGTATTGTAATTATATTAGTTCATAATGAAGATTATAAAATAAAAAAAAATTATCAATCTATAATTGAAACAGAACTAAAATTATTACAATTAAATAATAAATTTAAAAAAAATAAATATATATTAGGAACAAATTTAGCATCTTTATATCATTATTATATTAAAGAACATACTTATTTCTTACAATATATTGAAAAAATATATGAAAATGAAATCTTAAATAAAAAAGATGATATATTACATAATTATGATTTTGATATTTATAATAGTAAATTTAATTTATATATTAAATTAATATATGATTTAAAAATTGAAACGGAACAATTTTTATTTTATACAAATGGTGAAGAAAAATGTAATCCAAATACAGAATTAAATAATCAAAAGGAAACTTTGGCAATTATTACAAATTTAATTGAAGATGTAATGTATTATTTTAATGATAAATATAATACTTTAGATAAATTACAGAAATATGAAACTATAGAAATTAAATATAATAAAGATAGAATTAAAAAATATGATATTAATAATAAAAAAATAATTTTTTATACTGATAAAGAAAGTAATAATTATAGTTTTGAATTAAATGAAATAAAAAATATAGATGAAGATGAAGATGAGAATAATAATAATTTAACTAAAAAAATGATAATTAAAAAATATTTAAAAATTATAATATTTGTTAAAAAATATAATTTCGATAAAAATTTATTAGCATTATATATATTTTTTATAAATATTAAATTATTACAAGATTTATATTATAAATCTGAATCTTTTTTAAAAATAAAAGATTGTGATAATATACATACAAATGAGAATAAAATAAAAGAATTAGATGATTTAGTTGATAATTTTGAGAATAATATACAAGAATTAAAAAATTTATATGGATATAAATATATTGATTATTATATAGATAATGTAATATTTAAAAATGTAAATTTAAATAATAATAATTATCCTTATGTTAATTTTGAAATAGAAGATAAAGATAAAATTATTATAGAAAGTGATGATATTATTAATAATTTTATAGTAGAAATAGATGATAATGATTTAAATAGTAGATATGAAATTAAAAAATGCGAAATTCTTGATAATAAAATAAAAATAACGATTATAGTTAATAAAAAAAAAGAATATAATCATATAGATAATAAAAAATCAAAATTATATAATATAAGATTATCACATAAAGATGAAACATTTATTAAAAATAATTATAATAATGATATAAATAAATTAAAAGAATATCATGAAAAAATTGAAAATATAAAAAAAAATTTACAAAAAATTAGTAATAATTATAATACTTATGAAAATAGTTATAATAAAATATTAAATAAAAGTTATATATATTATACTATTCTTACTATTGCATCAATATTAATTATTATTATTTATTTAACAAATGGTACTAATAGTGTTAAATTATCATTATTATCAATTATATCTATAATATGTATAATATTAGTAATATATAATAATACAACTAAAATACATTTAGATATTATAGATAATTTTACTAATTTTGAAAAATCATATAAAATATTACATGAATTTAAATTTACAACTGAAAATTTTGAATATGATTCTAATGGTAATTTTATTATTTCTATAGATTATGAAGATGATAATAAATTAAAAAGAAAATTAAGAATAGAAAAAATAGATGATGATACAGATGATAAAAATTTAAAGCAAAAAATCATTAAAAATCATTCTATTAAAATTAAAAAAGATGGTGATAACGATGATGATAATTATTATGAATTTAATATAGTAGAAATTAATTTTGAATCAGAATGTTTTAATAATTATAAACATAAAACATATAAATGTATTTCTCAAATTATTATAGAAAAAACAGATAAATTAACTGAATTATTAAATACGGATATTATATTACAATTAATTAAATATAAAAATGAAACATCTTTAGAAAAATTATATGATAAAAATAATTATAAAATAGATAAAAATTTGAAAGAAAATTTTACTAAATTTTTAAAAGAAAATAGTAGTGATAATGATCAAGAAAAAGAAAAACTTGTAAAATTAGAAAAAATGAAATACATAATACTAATTAGAGATAATGTATTATCATATATTAATAATAAATTTATAGAAATTAATAAAATAATAAGTAATATTGAATTACAAAAATCAAATGAAATATATAATAATGTTTCAAAAACATTAGAGAAAGAAAAAAAAACTTTTAATCAGTATATTAAAGAATATGAATATAATAAAAATATTAATAATAATTATAATAAAATTTATAAACATAAATTAATTTCACAAATAAGTTTAAATAATTTTATTTTAAATATATATTTAATTTTAATAATTGCTCTATTATTATATAGTTTATTTCCTAATTATTTTAATATAATAGTAGTTTTATTAATTTTTTCTATTTCTTTAAATGCAATCTTTTATACTATAAAACAAAGAGAATATACACGAACAGATTCTTATAAAAAATATTGGTTTAAACCTACTGAAAAAAATAATATTATAGTAAATAATAATTATATCTAAATAATATTAAATAATTTATATATAATAATAATGTTAAATTTATTAATAATTTTATACTATAATATTCTAAATATATACAACATATCCAAAATCCTACATAACGGAATAATAAATGATTTATAAAATGTTTTTTATAATTTTTTTTTATCATATTTTTTCTACCACTAAAAAAAAAATATAACATTAATGGATATAAATAATATATATACTTATTTTTTGAATAATATGTTATTATTATAAAAGTATTTGTTGAATATATTTTATCTAAATTATGAAATAAACTATTATGTTTATAATAATACCAATGTAATAATGAAAATATTAAATTTTGTATTAAATTAATAAATAAATATTTATTTAGATAATAAGATTTATATATTGGTATTAATATCCAGAAACTATTTATAAAAAAAAAATATCTATATTTATATGGTATTACTATATTATTCATTTTATTATATATATATTTAAGATTTATATTTCTTTTTCATATTTTAATTTAAAATAACTTTTTACTGTTAAATAAGTAAATATTGTACCATTTAAATATAATAATGTATTTACATATATTGTTATCCATAATGGATCGTTTATATAACCATAATAGTGTGCTAATATATTATATGTTGCTCCTAATATACATAATGGTAATCTAAAAAATATATATAAAAATGTATTTATTTTTTTTTGAGAATATTTTGTTATTTTATTATGTTTATATAATACTAATGAACCATATTCTATCATTCCTGGTATTCCACCACAACTTATTTTATGTAAAAATAATTGATTTGAATTTATAAATAATATTCCTGGTATTATACCCAATAATGCAAATATTATATGATGAAAATAATCCCAAAAATTTAATTTTTTAAAAAATAATAAATGATATAAATGTAAACATACATGTAAATTACTTAAATAATTACTTGTATCTTTTTTATCTATTATTTCATAATTATTTTTGGGATCATATAATATTTTTACTACTTTTGATAATATATTTATAACTACTATTGAATTTATAATAAAATGTAATTGATACCATCTTGCTTTATTTGTAAACATTTCTATAAGTGAAAAATCATATAAATATAAACTTGTAAAATTTAAAACTGTATAATATAATTGATTTGTATATAATATTAACATTTATAATAATATAATATAATTATTTTATATATTTTATATATATATTTTATATTTTTTTTTTTGATTTTAGTTTTTCTATTAATATTGGATTTATATAACTTTTTATACATATATGATATGAATTATGTAATTTATTTGCTACTTTTTCTATTGCTTTTTTTATTGGATTTTTTGATTTTTTAATTTCCGGTAATTTAATATATTCTAATAATAAATTATTTGCATTCCATGTTCTTAAATCTTTTGATGTTATTTTTTTATCATATTTCTTTAAATAATTATTTACATCTGTTGATGTTATTTTAAATATTGTATCATTTTCTAATGAATTCTTTTTCTTTTTTTTTAAATATTTTAATATCTTTTCATTATAACATTCTGATAAATTTCTTACACCTTTTTTTCCTATAAAATCTATAATTATATAATTTTTTTTAAATATTATATGATTAAATTGTATTGTTGTTAATCCAAAAGAATTATTTTCTGATTTATATTTCTCATTTCCTATACGAAAACCACAATTTATTATTAAATATATTATTATTGATATCTCAAATTTTTTACTATTTATATCATATGTACTTATTATATTATTTATATCTTCTATTATTAATTTAAATATTTTATTAAATTTTAATATTTTTTTATATTTCTTTTCATTTTGATTTTTTATATATTCCGGATTATATATTACTTGTTTTCTATTTTTACTATCATAACCATATGCTAATATTTTATCATTTTTATCTTCTGGATATATATATACATTATTATATGCAGGTGGTATTTTTATATTCATTTATAAATATATTTACTATATTTATAAATTATTAAAAATAATTTTATTATTTCATATATTCATACATAAATATGATAATGTTGGAATTTTATAATAATTATAAAATATAAAATTATAATGTTGTATTACTATTTTATTATTCTCTATATATGGTTTATTTATTATCCATGATAATGAATTGCAATTCTCTTTTATTTCTATTTTATATTTTTTATCTATTACTCCCATTTTATTAAAAAAATTATTATATGCTTTTTCTAATTTTTCTTTTTCTATTTTATCATTAAATGATTTTATCCACAATATATTATAATCTACATATACTTTTAATTTATTTATAAATGGTTTCGATATTATAAATTCTAAATAATTTCTTATTATATCATAATTAAAAATATCATATATATTATTTAATATATATAATGGAAATTCTGTCTTATCTATCTCATTTATGTATGTTAAATTATTTAAATAATAATCGCTATTTATTATTAATTTATCTAAATTATTATCTAAATTTTCAATATGTAATAAATATTCTATTATCATTTTTGATATTTGATTTGATAAATGTGTATTATTTATATATTTATTTTCATTAAATATATTTCCTATACAATTCGTTTTTCCATTTGATATTGAATCATGATAATTATTTGGTGCTATTAAATATTTATATGATGAGTCTTCTCCTTTCTCATCATTTAAATTTAATACATTTATATATCTATCTTTATCTGCTAATATTACTAGTGTTTTTTTTCTTTCATCTTTTTCTATCTTTCCAAATCCATAATATAATTTTTTATTTATATTATTTGTTGCTCCATATACTATACTCGCTTTTATATTTTTATCATATCCCTTTTTTAAAACTTGATAACCTCCTGATGAATGTCCTAATAAATAATAATTTGACAAATTTTTTGGTATATTATTATTTCTTACCACATAACATTCTATTGATAAATTCTTTTTATATCCATTATTTATTATATTATTTATAAATTTATTATAATATATTGGTTTTACATCATATCCATTCCATAATACTATTGATATGTTTCTATTTTTATTATTCTCTACTCTTTTATAATACATATCATCTTTATAATATTCTTTTACTATTCTACATGATGATCTTATTATTGAATTAAAATTTATAAATCCATAACATTCTATTATCAATGATAATAATATTAAATATTTCATCCCATTATTAATAATTTATTTTATTTCTTATAT